GAATCACCCAACGGTGGTCCAGCTTTGCATGTGGATGTTCGAGACCTTTGTTTAACTCAGAAAGTGTATGCGTGGGCTAACCTGTCCCCACAGAAAGGAATCCAATAAATGGCAGCAATTGCATGGTCTGCGGTAGCAGGTGCTACTACGATCACCGAACCCGTGGCCTCGACGACTGAAAAGACGTTGACCGTGGCTTCTGTCGCGAACCTGTTCCCCGACAAACTGACTCCCGGCATTGGCTCGATCATCTTCATTGACGACGAGTTCATGAAAATCACGGGCATTGTCAGTGCAACGGTTATTCAGGTTGAACGCGGCTACCTTGGCTCGACGGCGGCTACGCACTCGGACAACGCTCCGGTGCATCTGGTCAGCCTTCCCGAGCTATTTAAGGCGTTGAAGCGGGCCACTGTGCTCGCGACGGCGGCTTAAACCAAGCCTCCCTTTATGGCAAGCACTGTCGTCTAACGGTAGGTACGCCGCGATACAAAGCGGAGAATGCGGGTTCGACTCCCGCCAGTGCTTTTATCTACACGTCCAGAGGATGCCGTCTAAACGAAGCCAAACTCTTATGGCAAGAGTTTACTGGTTAGTTGTGGCTCGATACCTCGGCTGACGGCATGACGAAACCAGTCGTGTAGTTTTATCGCGGGCAAGTGTAAGTGGCTTGCACGTCAGGCTCATAACCTGAAAGCAGTGGGTTCGACTCCCACGCCCGCTAGTAACCCGCCCTGTTCAGAACCGTAAGGCTGTGCAGGGCTATTTGTTTCCCACCACTCCTAAATCCAACTAACCAACATAGCCGCTCGCACAGAGCATCAGGCCGGGTGTGCCCGACAACCTGAAGCAACTGAGCCGAAGCCTGTGGGCACGTTTGCCAACGGTGAACGGATTGAAGGGGGAAGTTGATAGGGAACGTAGTTACAACCACATAGGAAAAACTGAATATGCCTTTCCCCACCCTCGACCGTCTTGGCGTTCGCAACTTTGCGGGCACCCAGCCTGTCACCACTGCCGCCGAATATGAACTCTTCAAGAAAGAGTACACGGTGGACATCATCAAGCGGTTCAATGAGAAGATCGTCTTCGCCAACCGCCTCATGAAGCGTCAGATTGCGTCCGGAACCGGGGCCAGCTTCCCGCTGACCGGCAAGACGACTGCTCGCTACCACATTCCCGGCGTCTCCCCCGACCTGACGGGCACCAACGGTCTTCCCCAGTCTGAAAAGACGATCAACGTGGACCGTCCGATTGTTTCGGACATCATGGTCCACTCGGTCGATGAGCTTATGGCTCACGTTGACGTGCGGGCCGAACGGTCGAAGCAGATGGCTGATGCCCTGGTCCGCAAGATGGACCAGAACCTGGCCCGGCTCGTGACCCTGACCTCGCGTGCATCTGCTCTCGTGACCGGCTCGCCCACCGGCGGCAAGATTTACATTGCAGACATTGATACCGATCCTGAAGTTCTGGCTACGGCCATCCTTCGTGCGGTAGCTAAGCTCGCCACCAACGAAGTGCCTCTGGACTTCGGTGAGGTCTCTTGCGTCCTCCCGACCGCTCAGTATTTCGCTCTGCTCGAAACTGACACGATTGTCCACATGGACTACAACAACAGCAGCGGTGGGACTTCCCCGATCCGCACCGGCAAGGTTCCGACCATTGCTGGCTGCCCCATCGACTACAGCCCCAACATCCCTTCGACCAACATCACCGAAGCGGAAGCGGGCGTTGATCCGGGTAACACCTATCACGGCAACTTCACCACGACTCAGGGCCTGGTCTTCCACCGCTCCTGTGTTGGTTCGGTCCAGTTGATGGACATCAAGTTCGAGCAGGAATACAGCGTTGCCAAGCAGGGCACGCTCTTCGTGGCGAAGATGATGGTCGGCAGTGGCTATCTGCGTCCCGAAGCCGCAGTCGAACTCTCGTCCGACAACAGCTAAACAAACCACCTTCCACGCATACACACTAATGGGCATACCTGGGGACACCTGGGTATGCCCTGTTTTTTCTTTTCTTGGAGACACTTGGTGCTCAGTAAGACAAGCAAGCTCGATGCAGTCAACAGCATGTTGGCGGCAATCGGGCAATCCCCTGTGAACAGTCTGGACCAAAGCACTGTCGATGTCGCCTCGGCTCTACAGTTTCTCGACAAGGCCAGCCGCGAAGTCCAGACCGAAGGTTGGAAGTTCAACACCGAACAGGAATATGCTCTGACCATCAACAACGATGGAGAAATCCCGTTGGCTGACAACGTGGCTGCGGTGTCCCTTGATCCGTTCCTTTACCCGACCTCCACGTACAACGTCGTGATTCGAGGCAACCGCCTCTACAACATGATCGGCTCGACATTCGAGTTTACCGCCAGCCTGACCGGCAAGGCCGTGCTACTTCTGGACTGGGACGATCTTCCCGAGCACGTGAGGAGCTATGTTCTCCTTCGTGCCCGCCGAGAGTTCCAGAATGACTTCCAAGGCTCTGACAGTGCGAACGCGGTGCAATCCCGTGATGAGCTTCAGGCCTTTATCAAGATGAAGAAGATGGAAGGCTGGGGCACTGACACTCGACTCATCGACAGCTTTATGAGGCACAATGGCTATCGTCTCTGATGTTTTCCCCAATCTAATCAATGGCGTCTCCCAGCAAGCTCCGGCTATCCGCCTGAGCAGCCAGCTTGAGGAGTGTGTGAATGGCAACGCCTCGGTTGTGCATGGGCTGCACAAGCGGCAACCAACACAAACCATCAGCAAGCTCACCGACGCCGACTACTCCGGTGCATTCGTTCACCCGATCAACCGGGACTCCACCGAGCAATATATCGTCACGATCATCGACGACACTCTGAAGGTGTTTAACCTTGATGGTGTTGAGATGACCTTGACCACACCGGACGGCACCAGTTACCTCAACATCGCAGGTACGCCCAAGAATGCCTTCCGGGCAGTCACCATTGCCGACACCACGTTCATCTTGAACCGGGAGAAGACTGCGGCCATGAGTGGGTCTACCACAGCGGTACAAGTCTACGAAGCCCTGATCTGGATCAAGCAAGGGATCGTCGGGCACCAGTACAAGGTCAACATCGACGGCGTAGACCGGGCCGACTATGCGTCAGCCACGAGCGATCCACTCACTAAATCAACCACAGTGGCCGAGGAACTGTATAACGACCTCGTGGCCTCCATTGGTAGCGGCGGCACCAACACGTTCCAGTTCACGCTCTCCGAGAACATGATCTACGTGAAGCGGGTAAACAGTGCCGACTTCAAAATCAGGGTGTGGGACAGCTACGGCAACACGGCAAGTTCGGTCATCAAAGGCTCGGTCCAGATGTTCGACGAGCTTCCGGCCAAGGCCTATCCCGATATGGTGATGAAGGTCAACGGCTCAGACAACAGCGACACGGCCTACTGGGTCAAGTTTGTTCCCGACAATGCGGCCACATTTGGCAAAGGCCAGTGGTCCGAAGTCCCGGCACCTGGTGTCACGTACACCTTCGACAACACCACGATGCCCCACAAGCTGGTCAGGACCGGCACCAACACCTTCGTCTTTCAGAAGGTCACATGGGCCGACCGAACGGCAGGCAACGCCACCAGTGCTCCGGCCCCGTCGTTCATTGGGCAAAGGATCAACGATGTCTTCGTGTACCGGGGCCGACTGGGTTTCCTGGCAGGGGAGAACGTGATCCTGTCTCAAGCCAGCGGGTTCCTGAACTTCTGGCCCACCACGTCCACCACGATTCTCGATGACGATAGGATCGACTACAAGCTCGGCGGCGTGGCTGTGGCCTTCCTCTATCACGCGATCCCGTTCCTCGATCACCTGGTTCTGTTCTCAGACCAAAGCCAGTTGACCCTGACGCACGGCGACACCCTCACGCAGAAGACCGTGGCCGCTACAGTCACCACCTTCTTCGACGGCCAGTCAAACGTAAGGCCGATCAATGCTGGCTCATCGCTCCTCTTCACCTTCGTGAGAGGCAGCGGCACCGGCGTTCGAGAATACTTCTCCGACCAGGCCACCAAGGTGAATGACGCGGCTGAGATTACAGCCCACTGCCCGAATTACATTGAGGAT